GACGCGTTTCTGTCTAGGGCTGGTCGCATAAATGGGCGAGGCGCTAGGCTTCCCGTATAGCGTCCGTTAGACTGAATGCGGGGCGCTGTGCCATATTCAAACATGACGCCGAGGTAATTGTTATAGTATTCTTTACGCAAGCCTATTAAAGTCTTGTCTAGGTTAGTGCTGTCTTTGCTAGTAATAAAACCAATAGAGTCGCGCAAGTCGCCCGTGTTAACTGGCACTAAACTTTTAGCCGTTGCTATAATTGGCTCTGCACTTTTGCGCAGCAACTTCTGCAACTTCGGGCTTTTAATGTCTACACCAATAGCCTCCAGCGCGTTAATTACTTCGCTCATTCCCTCTATGTTTTTGTCGCTAGCCATTACAGTGTAACTTCGGTTTGTAGTTTCAAATATAGGTTGCGCTGTAAATTTGCTATGTTAACAATGTTATGGGCTATGCCGTCCTCTACTACTCTATGCTTAACGCTCACGCTGGTATTATACCGAATAGTATAATTTACTATTTGCTTATGTTCTCGGCGGTCCGCGTTTACATTCTCATTACCAGACTGCGCCTCTACACGCTCAGCCCATGCGGTAGCGTACTCGGTCCAAGTCTGCAACTTCTCGCCAGTGTTAGTGTCTATTGTCTCGGTGTAACTTTGTAGGCTCACCAGTACATCCATAGCCCCTGCATTCATTATACTAAAATTTGTATTTTATACGGGTCTAACAAATAATGGAAGCCAAACTCTAACGGGCTTTGTATAGTTCCAGTTACAATAGCCTGCCTATTGTCGTAATACTGAGCAATTAACAAAAGTGCCGCGTGCTTTATTGTCATTGGGAAAATAGTGTCAGGGTCTACGCTAGAAGTTCCAACTGGGTTAAACCCTTCTGTTAGTTCTACTATGTATTTAATCCCGTCGTCTGTTACCAATGTCGGCGCTGTTTCTATAAAAATGTTACGACTGTATAAGCCCATTGGCTCAGGGCTACTAATCCAGTCTGCTGCGTCGTAGGCTGTAATTGCGTTGCTGTCACTAATATAGAATACATTTGTTACAGACAAGCAGCGCGTGTTTAAACGCAAGTAGTTGCCGCTGGGTATATTGGTCCCGTTAAGCGGGTTAACTAGCGCAGGCTGCCCCGTAAAGCCGTCGAAGCCATAGCGTGCCGCAGCCTTACGAATAGAATAGCCAAGGTAATTACTGCAAGCCTCCACAGCCATAGCAATAAGCCCGCCTATGTAAGTGTCGTCGGCGCTGCTTGTAACGCGCAGGTGCTGCTTAGTTTCTGCTAGTGTTATGTAGTCAGTAGCGGCGTTAGCGTAGGCGGTATAGTGGCGTGCAATAAACATTTTTTATTCGGCGTCTAGTTCGGTTTCTGGGTTAACTGGCTTAGCCTTTTTGCTTGGCTTGCTAGGTGAAGTAAGCGCTGGAATTTCAATAGCTACGCCTGCCTCAATTAAAAGCATGGCTTGCTTGGTTTCCATAATTACCTCCTCGCCTGCATTATAGGAAAGGTTAAACTGCCCAGAAGGGTTAGCAATAAATTGAATTTTCATATTAGCCCAAGGGTGGCGCAGTCAAGGCCACCCTTAGCACTCGGTCTTTAATGACTCCGAGCAGTCAAGTTATTAGGCTACAATGTCCTTACAAACTGCGAAGGCAGTAGGTTGCAACAAGTTAACATCCATGTAAGCGTTAAGCACTACATTGGTTAAGCCAGCAGTTGCACCGCTGTAAGGGTCCACAGTCAACTCCATACCACCACCAAAAGAGGCAATAGCCATTTTAGAGAAGTCCCCGAAAATCATGGCAGACAATGCGCTGCTAGAACCTTTAGACAAGTTAGAAGGTACCAAAGTTGAAGTAGAAACTGGGTAGCCGTTCAAGTCGAAGCCACCAGCAGGCCAAATGAAGTTACCTTCTACGCCAGAAGATTGGCGAGGAATAGTCTGTAAAGCAGCTTTAACTTTAGGGTTAGTCAAGTAAGCAACACCTTCACCGTTAGCGTTTTCTACGGCCTTCATCAAGTTAACAACATCGGCCCAAACTGGAGCAATACCGTTAGCGTTGGTAGCGTTAGAAGTCGCGCCGCCTGCAAAAGTTACATTTACATTGGCGTTGGCAATAATACCAGTAGGCTCGTTAGAACCGCCGCCCTTAATAGCAGCAGTTTCCAAAGACTGAGCCATAGCGTTAAGGAGCCAGTTTCTTACATAAAGGTCAATAGAGTTGCTAGACTGAAGCAACAACTGGTTTGAAACTTGAATGTAAGCAGCCAAACGCTTAGGGCTAAAGGTTACTTTAGAAAAAGCAGGGCTCTTTTCAGTAGCCGAACCGTTCTCAGTATTCCATCCAGCAGAAGGCACAGTGCTAGCAGTTGGCATGTCCAAGTTACCTACCAAGCCAGACAACTGCTGTACACCCAAACCGCGCAAAACAGTTTTAGGCAACAATACATCAATAATAGAACCTACTGAAGTTTGTATATTGACGCCACCCTCAGAACCACCAGAACCGCCAGTAGCTGTCATGTCGCGTTTGAAAACTTGAGAAGGGATTTTAATAGAGTGAGCAGAAACGCTAACACCTGAGCGCTGGAACTCTTCTGCACCAATGGCAGAAAATTCGCCCTCTACACCTTCGCGGCGTCCAGTAACGGCCAAGTCAATAGCACGCTTAAAGCTGTACTCTCTAGCCATTTCGTTCTTTTCCTTCTCTTCGCTACGGCTAGCAGAGTGGCCAGCAGCCTGAGCGGCCAAGTTTTGCAACTTTTCCAAGGTTTCTACCTCAGCCTTAATCGCGCCCAAACGAGCCTCGATTTCGGTCAAGCGGTTGGTTTCACTGTCAGCCATAGAGCGGGCTTCCTTCTCGATGGTGGTTTGCAAGGTAGACAACTCGCCGAGCAAGCGTCCACGCTCTTCTTTCAATGCTTTAATTTTATTCATGGTTTTTTTGTTTTTGTTTTATAAATTTTCGTAACGCAACAGCGCAAGTTTTAAAATGTCGGCTGCCGCTTGGCTTTGCTTTGCGCTTTCTATTTCACGCTCTTCGTCTCTCATTGCCACAATGCTGCGGGCGTCGGCCTCAGTGTCAGCGTAAGCGGGGTAAGTAACTGGGCTAACATCGTATAGGTCCTCTATAACAGTAATAGTTCTTTTGCCCATTGTGCCGTATTTTGTAGAGTCGCTCCACTTCTGCTCCTTAATGGTAAATGCAAAGCTGCTTTGCGTAATGTCGCCGCGCATAATGCTGCGCACGACTGACATGTGCGTAGGGTTCTCGTAGTCAGGAACCCAAGTATACTCTAGGTTGCCGTCGGCATTTACAAACACATTGCAAGTGCCTGACAAAGTACGGCCCAGAATTAACTCGGCTTCATGGTTAAACAAACAGCGGATGTCGTATTCTTTGCCTAGGGCGTAGTCAAACGCTCCGCGCTCTATAACCTCCTCGAAGTAACCAAGGTCAGTAACTGAGTTAATAACAGCAGCAATGCCGCCAATTTCTTTAGGCATGTTTTCGCCTTCGCTTCGTGCAATGACGGTGCCAGTAAATGTTCTGCGCTCTTGTTTCATTATAATACTTCGGTGTTATTAACTCCGTCGGGGTTATTGTTTTTGTCTGCGGTACTCATAAGCTGCGCTATTTTAGCATCCATGTAGGCGTTAATCTGGCTGCTTGGCATTAGGTTGCTTTCGATTAAATACTCGTCGCCGCCGTCGAATCCGTTAGCGTCCTCAAACATGCGGGCCTCGTTTCTAGAGAGCCAGCCGCCGCGAATGCCTTTATTATAATAGTCTGCGCGCTCATTGGCGGAGGCCCTCAAAAGTGAATTAAAGTTAAATTTAAAATAATAAGTTAACTTGTCGCTTTCGGTCAGCAACTTGCGGGCCAGTTCCTGCTCAATGTTAATAGCATAACTTGCCAAGGTGCGCGCGTAGAAGTCTTGGTACTCTTGCTCTACGCTAGACTTTATGCCGCCCGCTGCCCCAATCATGGAAGCAGGAACGCCAAAAATACGGGCTATTTCTTCTGCGCTAAATTTGCGAGTTTCTAAGTATTGGGCCTCCTCTGGGCTTAGGCTCAGCTTCTCCATTTTAATGCCGTTAGGCAAAACAGTAGAACGGCTGGCCCCGTCTATAACATCGTCTAGACTTTTCTTTAAAGGCACTGCCTGCTCGGGTTTAATTTGCGCGTCGCTTGTTAGCAAAAACTTAAGCACTCCGTTTTTATAAACGCCAGCGCTTTGGCTAATTGCTGCCAAGTCAATACCCAAGGTTTCAGCATGCACGACAATAGGCGACAAACCTACTAGCGGGTCGTCACCGCAAAGCCCTTTAAAATGCAGCATGTCAGTAGCGGGCACAATAGAAGGGAAGCCCTTAAGGTTTATTTTGTAAAATAGTTGCCCGTCCTGCATTACTGGCGTAACATAGTCGGGGGCAATAGGGTGCAACTCTACGCCAATAAAACGAGCGTCTCTGTTAATAAAAGCGTAAGCATTACCCTTAAGCGCCAAGTGGCTTACCATGTACTTAGTAAAGTCGTATTTCGTTTGGTAAGGGTTAGGCTCGTTAATTAATGCCGTGCTGTAATGTATTACAATCTGGTCGCGGTTAGTGCCGTCGTCTTTGTATAGTTTCAAAGTGAGGCCTGCTATACCGTCTGCAATTACTCTAACGCAAGCATGCACCGAGGCTATGCTTAAAGCCGTGCGGTCATTTACCGCCTGCCCGCTTTTAGTCTGGTAGCCAAAAACATTGTTTAAGGTATTAATAAACCAGTCAGCAGGCTGAGACAAGCCAGAGCGCTTTTCTTTTCGGGGCTGCCAAAACTTTAAATTCATTGGGCGCAAATTACAACCGCGTTAAATTTTTTGCGTTAACATTTGTTACGCCCTTGCGCAAGCCAGCGAGAAAGTGCCGCCCTAAAAACATCATAAGACTTGTAACGCTTTACACCAAACTTGCCTAAATACTTTTGCTCTGTGGCATTGTAGGCGTCCTCGTAGGTCTTGTACTTGGGCAGGTTGTTATAGTATTCCTGCATGTAGTCGTCTAAAAATTTCATATACTTAAAAACCAAAATTCACTATTCTGCTCTTTGGCTGCGTCCTGCATGCAAGTGCCCAAGGCCATAACTATACTGACTGGCCCGTCGACTTTGTCGCCGCTCTTGGCCTTATTTATTTTAATGTTGCCTGCTGGGTCCTGAGTTAATAATATATTGCCCATCATCCAGCGCGTCACTGGGTTGCCAGCGTGCCTTAGCATTTTGTCCTTAACAAGTCGCTCAAGTTCTTTAGTCGGTGCAGACATACTAACAAAGCCCTGCCCAAAAGGAAACATTTGTAAACCTTCGTTTTGTAACTCAATTACTAACTGCGAAGCGTTAAAGCGGTCGAATGCTATGTCTTTAATTTCGTAGCGCTGGGCCAGTTCAATTACGCGGGCCTTAATAAAAGCGTAGTCCGTTACATTGCCCTCCGTTAATTCTATAAAGCCGTCGGCTGCCCATTGGCGAATAGAAGCGCCCGCAGCGTCCTTACGCTTAAAGGCGGTTTCACTCGGAAGCCAGTACC